TCTTCTTAGAACCTGCATCTCTATCATTTCCATGTCCATCGCTGTAGACGCTAGTAGCCCTTGTTCTTCTACGTTATCAAATCTCTTAGCGGAGCCTGACACATTGCTCTTAACAATGGACTTGTCCCGAACCTGAGCCATAGAAAAGATGAGCGACATTAAATCACCAAAAATTACGTCTCTAAGGTGCTGAAGACCCTGCATGTCTGCTTGGTATAACATATTACTAGGTATTTGCTGGTCATCAGGAATGATAATAGCCATACCTACACCCTCTTTAATGGTGCGAGAGTCGTACTGGTCATCATCAGCGACACCAGCTAAAGACCGAACAATGGAATCTGTGAGAACAGGAATAGGATGCCCGAACAGTTCAGAACCCTTCTTTAGGTCATAGAACAACTCAGAAGAGGCTAGGTACATACCTTTTAGGCAATATCTACGTGGTTTACCTACGATGAACGAACTGTTAGCATCCGTCTGACCCTTGAGTAGCGTGGCTGGAACCTCACCAAATGGATTAGGTATTTCCAACGTCTTTTGTTTTTTCCCGTTCTCTTCGATGTACACGCAGATGTACTCAGGTGTGTAGGCAGTCCACTTATGCTTCTTAACGTTGTCTAGGTCGTAATACATTTGACGAGTAACAAGCAACGTGAGAGCGCCTTGTTTGACTTGAAAGTTCCATATTTCGTGGGGACGCACAACAAAGTTGTAAGGAACTACGTTGCCGTCTGTGTCAGTAACAGGATTCCCGTTACCATCCATCATAAGGTCGGTTACTACCGCACCAAACCCCAAAACCTCTTTTACGAAGAGAACCTTGTCTCGGTAAAATTCAGTGATAGAACACCCTGCATCATCAAAGTTAGACTCTTTCCATTTCCAAAAATCTTTGTTTTCAGGGTACATTCTGTTGACGTTGTTCTCGTCATAAATACGCTGCTGAGCTGAGAAGAACTTCTGCTCTAGCGGAAACAACTTCATTCTCGATAAACGCTCTCTGTACTCCTCATCCGATTCTATACTGCTCTGGTCAATGATATAGGACTTATCAGAAAACACGGTGCTAGAGATGGCTGTGTACTCATCATACTCCGCCTGAAACCAACTGTTCATCATCTTAGCTCGGTCAAGAACCACGCTATAATACGGGTGACGAGTTTCTTTCATTACGATGTCTTCGACAGCGTCTTTGGATACGGAATATAATTTCGAGGTGTCTATCATTACCATTTTACTTTGTTAGCCCAGTACGCAGCAGACATTTTACCTTTGGCTATGTTCTTAGCGTGTCTAGCCTTGAAGGACATACGTCTAGCTTTCTGAGCTTTTGTTTTTGGGTTTTTACCTGCACCAGAAACGCCTTGCTGACCAAAGCGTATCACTTTTACCTTGTTACCCTCTTTGGCAACGACCACATGAGACTTAGTAGGATGATTAGGGGTGCGCTTAGGCTTGTTATAGCCACTCACTCCATATCTTTTCAGTTTTGGATTCATGGTATCAAAAATATACGTATATTCCATAAAGATTCAATACTAAACTTATATATCATGTTCCCAGTATACTACAACGGAAAAGAATACCACGAAGAAGATTGCGATGAAGTTTTCTTAGCATTTTACGAACCAGCTGCCATGACTCCATTTGGCGTTTATATGTCTGAAGGCGTTTGGATAACCCCAGACGGAAAGACTCACCGAGATTGATAATCGTATTGAACTTGGCGGAAATTCCGCCATAAGTTTGACGCAATTACTAATAATACTGACGAATAGTTATAACTATTGGTCATTATACTATTCAAATGGCAAACGAACCAGCAAAGCCAGCCCTATACAGCCGAGTAAAAGCTGAGGCTAAACGTAAATTCAAGATATTTCCTAGTGCGTATGCTTCTGCGTGGATAGTAAAGGAATACAAGAAAAGGGGTGGAACCTATAAAGGAGCTAAGTCAGGCACAACGGGGGTAGCCCGATGGATGAAGGAGAAATGGAAGACCCAAGACGGTCAGGCTTGTGGCTCTGCTAAGTTCAAGGGCGTAAAGAAGTGCCGACCCACCGTTAAGGTTAGCTCTAAGACTCCAGTAACGTGGCAAGAACTGCGTAAACGTGGCGAGGGCAAGAAGGCAGTACGTGAAAAGAGACGTGTCGGAATGGGTAATCGAGCTAAAACTATAAAAAGAAGTTAGCGGAGCACATACATAGGGGAGGCGGAGCCTCTCTCATTACGCCAAATAGCATAATCTGTCGCATCCGACATGTGTCCACGATCCCCATTGTCGATTTTTAGCCCTTTATCGTTCACTATGGAGTACATGTAGTCCTTTATGACGTGCTCGCAACGAGTATTGACTAACAAACGCCTTTCTCCATTCGTTCCAGCATAAATTACGTTGTTCACCTTGTCTACTCGCACCTTTCGTTTCGGATTTTGGATGTCTAGCTCGTTTTTATACAAAATGTCGTGTTCATCAAATACTTCTCGCACGTAGTCCCAATCATTTTTACCTACACGACCATAATTACCACTTTTTTGGTTGGACGTGTTGTCTCCAGCTAATAAAACCTTCGAAATACCCCATTTTCTTAGTAATTCTACTGCTTTTAAGGCTTGTTCGGTAGTTAGAGCTTCTTTCGAGAAGATTTCATCGAAAATAACATACTGCTTAAGCCCATTACGAGCTCTTTTAACTTGGAGAAGAGCCCAACAATGAGGAGACCTGTTGAAATCAGCACAAAGCCAGACAGGATGCCCACTATCGTAATCAAGAGCCGTAAGATTCCCATCAGGGTAGTGATTGTATCCATCAAAGTGTTTGTAAGCCTTTCTCGTTGGGTCATCTGTTTCCTCGCTCATTTCGTACCCCAATTTATACGACAGAAAATCCATCGTTTCCTCTTGGAGCAACCGTTGTTTACTGTGATTGGTTTCCCATAACGGGATTTCCCAGACTCTATCGGGCTCTCTCATAACCCAGACATTAAAACTTCCATAACCGTTTGACCATCAATAAAAAAGACTGGAACCCCAACTTCGTCACCCTCTCGTATAATAGATAATGCACCTGATTTGTACTTGTGTAGTGTTTTAAGGTCGTAAGTTAACAGGTTCCAGTTATTCTTGCTGCATTGCTTAATAATGTCGTGAATCTTAGTAGAGTCTCGCTCTGTCACTTCCCAGTATTGTTGGACCATTTCAGCGTCTATCATTTTGAGAAACTCGTTCATTTTCTTCTCAATGGCATCCACCTCTTCTTGATTTACATCAATACTGAAGCGAGCGTACATAAATACTTTTGGTTTTCCTTTAGTGTTAAACATCATCGTGCGTTACTATATTTTTAAGTTCTAGGGCTAAGACTCTAGGAATGGCGTACCACTCGCCTCTTACGTGGTTGTCTTTTAGTTGTTGGTGAATCGTGCGCTCGTACTTACCCATATTGTTTGTTCTTTTTGCCCATAGCAGTTTAACCTCGAATGGGTTGCCCGTCTGAATGGATTGCAGGCGTTTACGTATGCCATAGCGAGTAACCCCTATCTTATAAAAGCCCTGAGACTCCATGCAATAGACCATGCCTCGTTCAACCTTATAAGAATACGTGCCTTTGTATTTTTTACGCCTAATTTGGTTACGACACTTCGCACATTCTCGTCTGTAACCATCCTTTCTGGATGCGTTCCTATGAAAGTCGGATATTGACTTTTCTATGTGGCAGGTAATGCACGTTTTACTTTCCAAAGTTGTTCCACTCCTCTACTTTGTAGCCCGTCTTGTCTTCTTTGACTGAAATCTGAAGCACATTAAAGATGCCTGATTTCATCAGACGGCTGTTAGCGTCATTAGGATGGTATGGTGTACACACGCTCAAAACAATACCTTTATCGTGAACACGTTTAATCCACGTGTTAGACACTTTGTTCCATACCGTCTCCCTACGAGCCGTAGATATTCTGTCTTCATCATTGCACACGTCATCGAGAATGAGCACACCAGCACGTTGACCTGTCGTTTGGGTGAGTACGGCATACGCCTCATAGGTAGGGTTACCAGTACGGTTACGGCTCTTAACGATGATGCGCTGCGTAGAGCCTGTATCTGTTCTATCAAACTCAACAGGGTTAAAGTTGTGCTCTCTGCACCAGTAGCGGTACATATCACTCATGAACAAGGCT